CCCCCCCTTCTCTTCCCGTTCCAGACCCCCGGGGGTATATATATTTTTGGAAAAGAGACCCTTGCGAACGTTCGCTCCTTGATGTACAATCGTTTAAACATGAGTCCCAAACAACAACTCGTCTATGATTTCATCCGTGCTTACGTGCGTTTACACGGTGTGCCGCCGTCGTATGCCGTGATTGCCCGGGGCTTGGGATTGAAGAGCAAGGCAAACATCCACAGGGTTGTCCACATCCTTCAGGATGAGGGCTTGCTTGTAATCAAGCCGCACAAGTTCAATTCGATCAAGCTGATTGACCGCAGTGTCCGTGGAGTAGCTTCCCTATGATGAGCCGCGAGGAGGTCGAGAAGTACAAGAGCTTGATCCCCTTGGTCGATGATCTTGAGCGAGCCAAGATCATGATGCTTCTGGAGTACGACAGGGTTGAGAAGTGCAATGAGTCGTTTATTTATTTTGCGTCTCACATGTGGCCGGGGTTTATTTCAGGGAAACACCACCAGATCATGGCCAACGCTTTTGAGCGTGTGGCCAAGGGGGAGTTGAAGAGGTTGATCATCAACATGCCTCCCCGGCACACCAAGTCTGAGTTTGCCTCCTTCCTGCTCCCGGCTTGGTTTCTGGGCAAGTTCCCGGAGAAGAAGATCATCCAGACCGCTCACACCGCAGAACTGGCCGTGGGTTTTGGTAGGAAGGTAAGGAATCTGGTCTCTTCCGAGACCTACAGCCGGATCTTTGACACTAAGCTCTCCTCTGACTCAAAAGCCGCAGGACGATGGAATACCGACATGGGCGGAGATTACTTCGCTATTGGTGTTGGTGGTGCTGTCACTGGTAAGGGCGCGGATCTTTTGATCATTGATGACCCTCATTCTGAGCAGGAGGCCAAGCAAGGCAACCCTGCGGTGTTTGACAATGTGTATGAGTGGTACACATCTGGCCCTCGGCAGCGTTTACAGCCCGGTGGAGCCATCATTATTGTGATGACCCGGTGGGCCAAGAGAGATCTGACTGGCGCCATCCTCAAGAATTCCGAAAAAGACGGTGTAAACGACTGGGAAGTGATCGAATTCCCCGCAATTCTGCCGTCCGGAAGCCCTTTATGGCCCGGTTTTTGGAAAAAGGAAGAGCTGGAGGCCATCAAGGCTGAGATTCCAGTCGCCAAATGGGAAGCGCAGTACCAACAGAACCCCACATCCGAGGGAAACGCGATCATCAAGCGCGACATGTGGAAGATCTGGCAGTCGGAGACCCCTCCTATCTGTGAGTACGTCATCCAAAGCTGGGATACCGCCTTCGAGAAGTCAAACCGCGCAGATTATTCAGCTTGCACCACGTGGGGGGTCTTCGACCACCCTAACGATCAGGGCGAGAATCGAACAAACATCATCTGTTTGGACTCCTTCAAAGCCCGGATGGAGTTTCCGGAGCTTAAACAGAAGGCGCTGGAGCTTTATCAGGAATGGGAGCCGGACACCCTGATCATTGAGAAAAAAGCCGCAGGTGCCCCCCTCATTTATGAGCTTCGCCAGATAGGTGTTCCTCTTTCGGAATATACACCGGGCAAAGGAAGCGATAAGATTGCGCGTGTAAACGCCATTTCCGATCTTTTTGCGTCGGGCGTGGTTTGGTGTCCAGACACCAGATGGGCAGATGAGTTGATAGAAGAGGTCGCGTCCTTTCCGAACGGGGACCATGACGACCTTGTTGACTCAACCAGCCAAGCGTTACTGAGATTTAGGCGTGGAGGCTTTATAAGCCTCGAGAGCGATGAAGAAGATCAACCAAGCTTTCGCCGTAAAGCTGCGTATTACTAAGGATTATCTATGGCTACCAATATCGACAAAGCTCTCTATCAAGCACCAATGGGACTGGAGGCCACTGAAGAGGAGGCCATTGAGATTGAGATCATTGACCCCGAAGAGGTCAACATTGGGATTGGCGATCTCGAGATCAGTATCGAGAAGGATGAGCCAAGCGTTGATGATTTTGATGCCAACCTTGCTGAGTACCTGCCTTCGGGTGCGATGTCTGCTTTGGTCAGTGATCTGGCCAGCGACATTGACAATGACAAGAACTCTCGCAAGGAGTGGGAGAAAGCTTATGTCACCGGCCTGAAGCTTCTTGGCCTACAGATTGAAGAGCGCACTGAGCCGTGGGACGGTGCCTCCGGCGTCTTCCACCCCATGATCACCGAGGCGGTGGTCCGCTTTCAGTCGGAAACCATCACCGAAACATTTCCGGCGCAGGGTCCTGTACGTACAAAAATCATGGGCAAGGACACCCCTGAGAAGAAAGAGGCCGCTCAGAGGGTTCAGGATGACATGAACTTCCAATTGACCGAGGTCATGCAGGAGTTCCGCCCAGAGCATGAGCGCATGTTGTGGAGCCTACCGGCCACGGGTTCGGCTTTCAAGAAGGTCTATTACGACCCAAGTATTGGGCGCCAGACCTCGATCTTCATCCCGGCAGAGGATATATACCTCCCCTATGGAACCTCAGACATCCAGAGTTGCTACCGGGTCACGCATGTTATGCGCAAGACCAAGAACGAGATCATGGAGCTACAACAGGCCGGGTTCTACTGCGATGTGGATATTGGCAGTCCTGATCGAGCAATTGATGAGATTAACAAGGCCAAGGACAAAGAAACAGGCTTTGCTGATTTAAACGACGAGCGCTTCACATTGTGCGAGAGCCACGTCAAGCTGTGCATCAAAGACGATCCCCTGTGTGATAAGGACGATGACGGCGAACCTACAGGTATCGCTCTGCCGTATGTGGTGACCTTCCTTCGCGGAACGAACACAGTTATGGCCATCCGCCGTAACTGGAATGAGGAAGACAGCCTCCACCTTAAGCGCCAGCACTTCGTTCACTACCAGTACATCCCCGGCTTTGGTGCGTATGGATTCGGCCTGTTCCACCTGATTGGCGGGTTCGCAAACTCTGCCACCAGCTTGATGCGTCAGTTGATCGACGCAGGCACCTTGAGCAACTTGCCCGGTGGATTGAAGACCCGTGGTCTGCGGATCAAGGGCGACGATACCCCAATCGCACCGGGCGAGTTCCGCGACGTGGATGTGGGTTCCGGCACGATCAAAGACAACATCTTGCCGCTGCCATACAAAGAACCAAGTCAGGTTCTGATGTCACTGCTAAGCAATATTGTGGAAGAGGGCCGCAGGTTTGCAGCCACCGCAGATATGAAGATCAGCGACATGGGCGCCAACGCACCCGTGGGTTCGACTCTGGCTCTGCTCGAGAGACAGCTCAAGGTCATGACCGCAGTTCAGGCTCGGGTCCATTTTGCCCTGAAGCAGGAACTTCAACTCTTGGCAGTGATCATTCGAGATTACACCGACGACGAATACACCTACGAGCCGGACGGCGAGAAAGGCCCAAGGGCCAAAAAGGGCGACTACCGCCATGTAGACATCTTGCCGGTCAGCGACCCCAACGCAGCTACCCTTTCTCAGCGGGTAGTTCAGTATCAGGCGGTTATCCAACTGGCCCAATCTGCCCCGGACATCTACGACCTGCCAAAGCTGCACAGGGGTATGTTGGACGTTCTGGGCATCAAGAATGCCGACAAACTCGTTCCTATGGACGAAGACCAGAAACCGACAGATCCGGTCTCTGAAAATCAGAACCTGCTTAAGGGCAAGCCCGTCAAAGCCTTCCAGCATCAGGACCACCAAGCCCATATTCAGGTTCACCAAGCTGCGATGCAGGACCCAATCATCATGGAATTGATTGGTCAAAACCCGAGGGCGGGGGCAATGCAGGCTGCGGCCATGGCCCACATTGCAGAGCACGTTGGCTTTGGTTATCGCCAGAAGATTGAGCAACAGCTTGGTATGCCACTGCCTCCAGAGGGAGAACAGTTGCCTCCGGAGATCGAAATCTCTCTGTCCAAAATGCTGGCGCAGGCTTCTCAGCAACTCTTGCAGCAAAACCAAGCGCAGGCCGCTCAGCAAGAGATCCAGAAACAGGCAGAAGACCCTGTTGTACAAATGCAACAGAAAACACTGCAAATCAAAGAAGGCGAATTGCAGCTTAAAGGTCAAAAGATTCAGAGCGATGCACAAATCAAAGAACAAGAACTTGCGCTTCAAGCTCGGACGCAGCAAGACAAAACAGCCATTGAGGTTGCCAAACTGAGGAAAACACCATGATTCAGGATTTCGCCCGCGTATTGCGCGAACTAATACGCACCGACATGAACAACTATGCGGATGATGCCGCCAGCGGAGCATGTCGCTCATTTGAGGAATACCAAAAACTCTGCGGGACCATTCAGGGTCTGGCTCTTGCAGAGCGCCATCTCCTAGACCTTGTGAAGAAAGCCGAACAATCAGATGAGTGAAATCCTTCTGCCCCCGGGTATTACCTTACCCAAATACATCCAGCCCCTAGATAAACCCGAGGATGACGACGATAAAGCGTCCGCCTTGCCTATACCGACGGGCTACAAGATGCTGTGTATCGTGCCTGCCGTAGACGAGAAGCTTGCGGGAACATCTCTGGACCTCATCCGAGATGCCGCAACCATGCGCCTTGAAGAGAGCGCCACAACCGTGCTTTGGGTTATGAAGCTCGGGCCAGATGCGTACAAAGATACCGCCAAATTTCCATCAGGAGCATGGTGTAAAGAGGGTGACTTTGTGCTCGTGCGTACCTACACCGGTACGCGCTTTCGAGTGTTTGGTAAAGAGTTCAGGGTACTGAACGACGACCAAATTGAATGTGTTGTGCAAGATCCCCGGGGTTACACCCGCGCTTAAGGAGCAAAAATGCCTGCTTTTAAATTTCCAGATGAGATTGACGATAACGATAAAGACGTTGAAATCACCGTTTCCGGTGATGAAGTAGAGGTCGAGATCGTTGATGACACCCCCGAAAAAGACCGTGGCCGCAAGCCACTGGACCGCGATGTGGAAGATCCTACCGATGAGGAGATCGAAAGCTATTCGGACGGTGTCAAAAAACGGATCAAAGAGCTAACTCATGCCCGCCACGATGAGCGCAGGGCCAAAGAGTCCCTGTTCCGTGAAAAGCAGGAGCTTGAGCGCCTCGCTCAGCACATGGTCAGTGAGAACACCAAACTTAAACAGTATGTTAAGTCTGGCACTGAACAATACGCAGCCTCCATTAAACAGGTGGCGGACGGCGAGCTGGAAAACGCCAAGCGGCAATACAAAGCAGCGTATGAATCCGGAGACGCAGATGCCTTAGTTGCAGCCCAAGAAGCCATGACGGACGCCAAGATGCGAACCGAGGCTGCAAAAAACTTTCGCGCACCCCCTTTACAAGACGCTGAAACTACTGTACAAACTCAACCACAAGTATCGCGTCCAGAAATCGACGAAAAAACTGTTCGCTGGCAGGCTAAAAACCAGTGGTTCGGTTCTACGGGATACGAGGAACACACCAGCTTTGCACTAGGGCTGCACCAAAAACTAGTCAACTCGGGACTTGACCCCCGCTCTGATGAATATTTCGAGCGCATTGATGCTCGCATGAAGTCGACATTTCCGGAAGTTTTCGGCAGTGAAGACAAGCCACGTTCCGGCGATGGCTCCAAACGACCTACTTCGGTGGTTGCACCAGCAACTCGCTCTACGGGCGCAAGAAAGATACAACTGACACCGACGCAAGTAGCGTTGGCAAAGAGGTATGGACTTACACCGCAGCAGTACGCAAACGAAGTAGCAAAATTGGAGAAATCAAATGGCTGAAAATACAAACCGGAACCCTCGTGATCTTGAGTCACGCGCTAAAACAACTCGTTATGTCTATGTACCTTCGAGTTCCTTGCCAGATCCGCTTCCAGACGCCAACTATAGGTATCGTTACATCATGACGAGCATCAATGGAATGGCACAACCTACGCACGTATCAAAAATGATGCGTGAAGGCTGGGAGCCAGTGAAGGCAGTGGATCACCCGGAGTTGCTGTTGGAAGGTGATGCTAAGACCGGAAATGTCGAGACAGGTGGCCTCATGCTTTGTAAGCAAGCCATTGATCGCGTACAGGCCCGGAACGAGTATTACGACAAACAGGCACAAAACCAGATGAGTTCTGTAGATAACAGCTTCATGCGAAATAGTGATCCGCGCATGCCTTTGTTTGCTGACCGAAAGTCAACAACAAGTCGTGGCGGATTTGGTTCAAGTTCAAAGTAACAAGGAGTCCTTAAATGGCCGCTACTGCTTCTCCCTATGGGCTACGTCCCATTAATCGTGTCGACGGCATGCCTTATGCTGGCGCCACGAGTCAGTTCCTAATCGATCCCGCTGGCGAAGGCACAAACCTGTTTTACGGGCAAGTCGTCATCATCGGCTCAGACGGTTATATCGCTCTGTCTACCGCTACCGGCGCAGACATTACCACCAACAACCTTGGTGGCAATGGTATCGGTGCAGTCGGCGTTTTCGTCGGTGCTTCCTATATCAACGCACAAGGCCAGCAAATTTACGGCCAGTACTACCCCTCCGGCACAACCGGCGTGGTGACTGCATACGTGATTACTGATCCTTTCGTTACCTTCCAAGCTCAGCTAAGTGGTTCTGGCGCTCAATCAGTTTTGGGCACCAACACCTTCTTTACTGCCGTACAGAGCACTAGCACTGGTTCAACCCAGACTGGTAACTCAACTAGCTCTTTATCGGCTAGTGTGCAGGCTAGTGCTGCGGCTTTTCGTATTGTGGGCTTCGCGTCCACTCCCGGCGATGCGTTCACTGATGTGTTGGTTAAGTTCAACCCCAGTGCCCATTCGTTCTTGAACAACGTCGGCCTGTAAGGAGTTAAATCATGGCAATTTCACGCGCACAACTACTTAAAGAACTCCTCCCGGGTTTGAATGCACTGTTCGGTTTAGAGTACGCTCGCTACGGCGAAGAGCACAAAGAACTGTACGAAACAGAATCTTCTGAGCGTTCATTCGAAGAAGAGACCAAGCTGTCCGGTTTCGGCGCTGCACCTGTTAAAAACGAGGGTTCGTCCATCGCTTTCGACAACGCGCAGGAAGCCTTTACCGCTCGCTACACCCACGAAACCATCGCTCTGGGCTTCTCCATCACTGAAGAAGCAGTGGAAGACAACCTGTACGACAGTCTGTCTGGCCGCTACACCAAAGCTCTGGCTCGCGGTATGGCGTACACCAAGCAGGTCAAGGCTGCTGCTGTTCTGAATACAGGCTTCTCCGGTACTGCCCTCGGCGGTGACGGCGTGTCTCTGTTTGGTTTCAATAGCTCTGCCACTCTGGTTAACCACCCTCTGATTTCTGGTGGCACCAACGGCAACACACCATCCACAGCTTCTGACTTGAATGAGACTTCCTTGGAAGCCGCTACCATTCAGATCGCAGCTTGGGTGGATGAGCGTGGTCTGCTGATCGCTGCCAAGCCCGTCAAACTGGTGATCCCACCATCTTTGATGTTCGTGGCAAAGCGTTTGCTGGACACCGAACTGCGAGTTGCTACCGCTGACAACGACATCAATGCGTTGAAGTCAATGGGCACCATCTCTGCTGGTTACACCGTTAACCACTATCTGACCGACACAAACGCTTGGTTCCTGACCACAGACGTTCCTAACGGTTTGAAGCACTTCGAACGTGCTGCGATGACAACATCGATGGATGGTGACTTTGACACCGGCAACGTCCGCTACAAAGCCCGCGAGCGTTACAGCTTCGGCTTCTCTGACCCACTGGGCATCTTCGGATCACCCGGCGCGTAAGGGAAAATGAGAAAAGGGGCTTCGGCCCCTTTTTTCTTGCAATTGTTTAAACGGCATGATATAAAGATGCCACCCCGGGCTTTCCGGTGTATCAGACAGTCCCGGCTGACGACATGCAGACTGATACGCCTAACTTGCATGTAAGGACCATATCATGGCATTGACCACATTCTCCGGCCCAGTTGCTTCGCAAAACGGCTTTATCACCACAATTTCCAATTCCTCCACTGGAGCCGCCGCTTTCAATGCGAGCACAACTGCCGTCACGATGACGGGCGTTGGCGGCACAGGCGGACGCACGCTGTTCCAGATGGACACTAACGTTGCCTTGGGTTCGTTTTCTAACGCCCTGAAAGCCGAAGTCACTTACGGTGCTACTGGTCGCACAACTGGTCTGGGTTCAGCCTTTGTTGCTGAGTTGACCCTGTCTGCCGGTACATCTTCTGGAACCTACGCTCCTGTTGAAATCGAGTTGAACGCTGGCTCTGGCGCTTCTACTGGCGCAGCCACTTCGATGATTTACGCTTCGCTTAATGGCGCTGGCGCTGCTACTGTCGATACCAACGGCTACCTGCTGAATCTCGCTGGTGTAACTGTTGCTGGTGCCAAATTGGCTGCTACCGGCACAATTACCAACGTCAACGAGATTACGCACGGTCTTCGTGTAAAGATTGCTGGCAGTGACTATTACCTGCTGGCAGCTACTGCCGCTAACTTCAACGCCTAATGGCCGAGTTAGATAAGGACTACCTGTTGGGGTTGAGGGGTCAGGCACTTGAGCAACGGCAAAAGTATCTGGACCTCATCCAACAGGCTAACGGAGCAATTGCAATGGTGGATGTTTTGTTAACAGAACTCAACCGAGCAGAACCGGAGCAGCAACATGACGATGCAGTATGACGTAAAGTCGTATCACAACACAGTGACGGGTGTGGCTGTGCCATACCGCGTACGCCTGAAAGGGATTGTGGTTTCGCCTTCCACCACTTCTACCCTGAATGTAGCGTTTGCAAACAATGTTGCAGCAGCCGCCACCTACGACATCCCCGGCACTGCGGTTTGCACGGTTACGTATGCTAACCACGGTCTAGCTGTGGGAGACAGAGTTGTTCTGAATTTCCTGACTGGCTCGGCTGTACCAGACACATACACCGTTGTTACAGTCCCAACGACAGGCACATTTACTGTTACTACAGCCATATTAACCACCAGCGGTAATGTGACAATGTATTCGGATGTGTTGGCTGAGATTGATTGCGCTACTGGAACATCGTTCTACACACTGATTCCCGGCGAGGGCGTATTGGCATCGGCAGGTATTTATGTGTTCTTGCCGTCTGCTACGGTAACAACGACCATATTTTACGGATAGGATTGCATCATGACCATGCAAACCGACGTCAAGTCCTATCACGTAACAACGTCTAGGACGGTAACTACCAGCCAAGTACGCCTTAAGAGCATCACGGTGTCTCCGAATACGGCATCTTTGCGTAGTTCGGCAGTGGCTGACCCTACATTTTCTAAGACGGGCACATACGCTAGGCTTGCCGCCAGTACCACTGTTACAGTGACGATTACGGCGCACGGGTTAGAGACGGGCGATAGGGTCTTTATGGACTTCACCACCGGCACAGCAGTGGATGGGGTCTATGCAATTACCAAGACCAACGCAAACGTTTTTACTGTAACAACCGCAGCCAGTACCGCAACCAGCGGCGCGGTGACGTTCTACAGCAGCATTCTGTTGGAGCTTGATACGTACAACATCATTGGCTTGCCGGTCACCATTCCCGGGGAAGGCATACTTTGTAAAAACGGTATGTTTGTAGGCGTTGGTGGCTCAGTAACCGCAACGGTATTTTATGGCTAAGAAAAAAGGCCCGGTTCTCTCGGTTGGTCGAGGCGAAAAGCTACCGATCTCCAAGGGAGCAGGCTTGACTGCCAAAGGCCGTGCCAAGTACAACGCAGCTACAGGCAGCAACCTGAAAGCCCCGCAGCCCCAAGGCGGCAAGCGCAAGGATTCGTTCTGCGCTCGCATGTCAGGCATGCCGGGGCCGCTCAAAGATGAAAAAGGCCAGCCAACCCGCAAGGCGGCTGCTCTGAAAAGATGGAAGTGCTGAGATGGACATCAACATCATCTGGTCGGGTGCGCTATCGCTCTTTATGGGCGCACTGTGGTTCTTTGTACGAGAGAAGTTTGAAGACATAAAGCGTCTTGAGCGGCTTTTGAACATAACACGAGAGGAAATCGCCCGTGATTACACAACTAAAGCAGAGGTTCAGCGGATTACTGAACACATTGACCAGCGGTTTAACCGCCTTGAAGCAAAGATTGACCAGCTTATTCAAGCGGGGAAATGATGCCAAGCACGAGTAAGAAGCAACACAATTTCATGGCTGCGGTGGCGAATAACCCATCGTTTGCCAAAAAGGTAGGCGTCCCACAGTCCGTGGGCAAAGATTTTTCAACTGCGGACAAGGGCCGTAAATTTTCAAAAGGTGGCGACATGAAAGAATCCAAAGCAATGGTGAAGAAGGAAATCGGCTTCATGAAAAAAGCTGGTGCCCCCAAGTCCATGATCAAGCACGAAAAGGCTGAAATGGGCATGAAAAAGGGCGGCATGCCTGCTGCACTTGCCAAACACGCAGCCAAACCCGCCTCTAAAGCTCACGCTGGCCTCAAAGAGGGTGGCATGCCTATGGTCATGAAAGATGGCAAAAAGGTCCCAGCCTTTGCCGCAGATGGCGAAGGCAAGATGAAAAAAGGTGGCCCCGTCAACAAAAAGGTTACCGGCATGGGTTATTCCAGTGGCGGCGTCAAGAAGATGATGGGCGGCGGCATGAGCTATGCCAAAGGCGGCGGCATTGAGTCTCGCGGCAAGACCAAAGGCAAGATCATTTAACTTGGAGTACAAGATGGCTACAAAGAAACCAATGAAAAAACCCGTTAAGCGCGTTCGTCGCTTTCAAGAGGGCGGAGAAACTGCCGACAAGATGGCTGGCCTTGCCGCCTCGAACAAGGATGCTCCCATGGGTTTCTTTGAGCGTCTTCGCATGGGCAACATCGATCAAGAAGGCTCACAGGCATACAACCGCCTTGGGGCTGGCCGTGCAAAGATGGATCGTGATGCAGCGAGTGAGCTTGCTGCCAACCGCATGGTTGATGACATGAATGCCTCTCGGCAGAATCAAGCCTACGGAAAATCAGAGGCTGACGTGATGGACGCCATGCGGCAGTCTGACATGATGCAACGTGGCCGTATAGCAGGTGAGGTAGTTGATAGCGCTGACAAGTATCGGGATTACACACCGATTGCCAAACCGGCTGCTGCGGCTCAGAATGCGGCAATTCTTGCGAGTAAACCAAGGTCCACTACATCCTCTGGCACAACAACAGGTGATCTCGCTAGGATTGATCGCAAAGTGCCAAGTGGGCCAACTCCAACTCGTGCCCCCGGTGGCGCCATGAAACGTGGCGCTTTATCTAATGAGGCTCCTGCGGCTTCTTCTTCGGCTGCGGCTCCTGCTGCCAAACCGGCTGCAACTAGTGCGGCAACCACTAGAGAAGAACGACAAGCTCGCATTGACCAAGCTTTCAAACCGCCTTCAGATGAACAAATTCAAAAGGGCTTAGAGGCTGGCACTTTAGGCGCTGGTTTTACCTTAAAAAAGATTGCTGATCTTGCTAAAAATTTGGCAAATCGTAAATCGGCAATGAAAGATCGTCTACGACTGGATCGCCCCGGAACAGTATCCGGCGAGGGTTTTGTTATGCGTGACGGTAAAATTGTTAAAGATGTCGCAGCGAAAGCTCCCCAGAAGGCCCTGCCTTCACCCATAACCGATGTTGTAGCTAAAAAACGCGGCGGCGCAGTCAAAAAGATGGCTCATGGCGGATCTGTCAAAAGCTCTGTGTCTGCGGCCTCTAAGCGTGGTGACGGCATCGCATTGCGTGGCAAAACTCGCGGCAAGATCTATTAAGGACTCAACATGGCGACTAAAAAATACACAGGCCCACGTTATGCGTCCACACAGGGCGCCGGTAAAACGGCTGACGATAAGTTTGACGCTGAAGCCCTAAAAAAAGGTGAAGCTCGTCTGATGGATAGCGACGTGCCTGACCAAAAAGCTATGCGCTACATCAAAGACGATAGTTTGTCTGGCCTTCTGGGTTCCGGCGTTGGCGGTGGTCGTTCTGGCGGCAAGGGCGGAGCCACAGCCAAAGAACTCAAACAGTACGAAGACAAACAAGACGCTGGTGTTTACACGTCTGAAAAGGGCAAGCCGCCATCTCCTCGTGAAATGGCAAAAGGCGGAGTCACTCGTGCTGATGGCTGCATTACCAAGGGCGGCACAAAAGGGCGGATGGTTTAAACATGATGGCCAGCCGTGGCATGGGGGCCGTAAACCTCAAGAAATTGCCCAAAGCTGCCAAGATGGCGGCAGGTGGCAAGGTCAACGCTGCTGGCAACTACACCAAGCCCAGTCTTCGCAAGCGCATCTTTAACAGCATCAAAGCTGCCGCAGTGCAGGGCACAGGCGCAGGTCAGTGGTCAGCCCGTAAGGCCCAATTGATGGCTAAACGCTACAAAGCCGCTGGCGGCGGCTACAAAGACTGATATGAAGGCACCGCAGAAATCCCTCAAGGACTGGGGCGACCAAAAATGGAGAACGAAAAGTGGTAAAAAATCTTCTGAAACAGGCGAAAGATACCTTCCAAGCGCTGCGATCAAAAGTCTCAGCCCTTCTGAGTACGCTGCAACGACCAAAGCCAAGCGAGCAGGAAAAGCCGCCGGGAAGCAGTTCGTAGCTCAGCCAAAACGTATTGCAAAGAAAACAGCAGGGTTTAGATAATGGCAAACACTTCCGGCTCTTCCGCGTTTAACCTTGACCTGACTGATCTGGTCGAGGAGGCGTTTGAACGCGCTGGTGGAGAGCTGCGCACTGGTTACGACCTTCGTACCGCCAGACGCAGTTTAAACATCATGTTTGCCGACTGGGCCAATCGCGGCATCAACATGTGGTCGATTGAGCCGGGAACCATCACCTTCGTGCAGGGCCAGAACACGTACGCCCTGCCATCTGACACCATTGACCTGCTCGAGCACGTCATCCGCACTGGCGCCAACTCGACTTCTACACAGGCAGACCTGACGATCACCCGAATCAGCGTATCAACCTACGCCACGATCCCAAACAAGATTCAACAGGCGCGGCCCATCCAAATCTGGATCCAGCGGTACAACGCACAAAGCTCGCCTACCGGCCTGACGCTGAGCGGCACTATTACTTCGACGGCAACAACAATTACCCTCAGTTCTACGGTGGGCCTTCCTGCATCCGGCTTCATTAAAATTGACAACGAGACCATCAACTACAGCTACATCTCAGGGAATACCCTGAATAACTGCTTCCGTGCTCAAAATGACACCACCGCTGCCTCCCATACCACAGGTACAGCCGTGTACTGGGAGCAGTTGCCTGCGGTTACCGTCTGGCCAACGCCGGACGGCTCGCAGACCTATACGCTGGCTTACTGGCGCCTTCGCAGGACACAGGATGCTGGTGGGGGTGTCAACATCATGGACGTGCCCTTCAGGTTCGTTCCGTGCATGGCGGCGGGTTTGTCGTACTACATAGCTGGCAAGATCCCTACGGGATACGAGCGCCTGCCCATGCTGAAACAGCAATACGACGAGGCATGGCAGCTTGCCTCGGATGAAGACCGCGAAAAGGCGGCTATCAGGTTTGTTCCACGCCGTCAGTATCTGGGGAGCGGGACTTAAATGGGCAATCGTTACGCATCTGGCAAGAACAGCATTGCCATGTGCGACAGGTGTGGATTTCAGTTTAAACTGACCAACCTGAGAAAAGAGATCGTCAAGACCAAAGTGGTCAACATGCTGGTTTGTCCGTCCTGTTTTGACCCGGATCAGCCCCAGCTTCAGTTGGGCATGTATCCAGTAGATGACCCGCAAGCGGTACGCAACCCGCGCAGGGACTCAACGTATGTAGTGGCAGGTTTAAACGCAGCAGGGTTCAATACCGGGGGTAGCCGGGACATCCAGTGGGGTTGGGCACCGGTTGGCGGCGCAAGTTTTTTCACCGAGTTGCTGACGCCAAACAATCTGGTGTTGACTACAGCGGTAGGGCAAGTAACAATCTCAGTAACTTAAGGAGTTAAAAATGGCCATATCGTATAAAACCAGACCAGCCCCAACAAAGGCGGTAATCAAGCCGACGGACAACAATCAGTACATGAAAGATTTAAACGTGTCTGTTGGCAACAACCGCAGCAACGATTACAAGCCAACCAAGACCACAGGCATAGTGACCCGTGGCAATGGCGCAGCCACTAAAGGCATCACTGCACGGGGACCAATGGCGTGAACTACACCCAGTTAACAGATGCGATCTGCGATTACACGCAGAACTTCGACACTGACTTCGTAAACAACATTCCGGTGTTTGTGGAGCAGGCCGAAGAACGCATTTTTAACACCGTTCAGTTTCCGGCGCTTCGTAAGAATCAGTACTCATTGATAACGCTCAACAACAAGTACATATCTTTGCCGAACGACTTCTTGTCTGTGTTTTCTTTGGCTTTGATAACAGGTGTTATCGGCGCAAACTTAGACACCGGCACGTACGAGTACTTGCTCAACAAAGATGTAAACTTTATCCGTCAGGCGTATCCAAGTCCAAACGACACGGGCGAGCCAAAATATTACGCTTTGTTTGGGCCAACGATTCTGAATTCAGCGATTACCACTGAGCTATCACTCATCCTCGGCCCAACTCCGGACGCTGCGTACTACGTAGAGTTGCATTACTTCTACTATCCAACTTCGATTGTCACAGCAGGAACATCTTGGCTGGGCGACAATTACGATCCCGTCCTGTTGTACGGCTCTCTGGTAGAAGCGAACACGTTCATGAAGGGTGAAGCCGACATGACCGCCTTGTACAACGGCAAGTACACAGAAGCTCTGGCGCAGGCCAAGCGACTTGGTGATGGACTCGAGCGCGGAGATGCGTATCGGGACGGTCAATACAAGCAAAAGGTGATCTGATATGGCATTTGACCAGACGCTCACCACAAGCTTTAAAGAAGATATTTTGCTGGGTGTACACGACCTCGACACCGACACGCTTAAGATGGCCTTGTATTTGGCAACAGCCGATCTTGGCGCGGACACCACCGTTTACACGGCAACGGGTGAAACATCCGGTACCGGCTATGTAGCCGGAGGAAATGTGTTGACGGGCGTTACGGTTCAAACCTCGGGCACAACAGCTTTTGTCGATTTTGCCGACCCCACATGGAATCCCGCCAATTTCACAGCCCGAGGCGCGTTAATCTATAACGTCACCAAAAGCAACAAAGCGATTGCCATATTGGATTTTGGTTCCGACAAGGTGGCGACCACCACCTTTGTTGTTGAAATGCCATCCAATACGGTGTCATCTGCGTTAATTAGAATTTCATAAGGATCAACATGCTTGTAACCACAACTAGAGGCGAAATGGACGACTCGCTGCTTGAAAAGCGAGAGGGTACAGTGGATAATGACAACGAAACCACAACGTGGGTTGAGTACTGGCTGGAGGAAGAGCTTGTACATCGATCCGCGCATGTTCGACTGAAGAAAACCGTAACGCTCACTAGCTCAGTGGCATCTTTTTAAGGAAATATCATGGCAAATACTCAATCAATGTGCACTTCGTTTATGGAAGAGCTTATGCTGGGAGAGCATCAACTCGGCGCTGCAACGCTTGTCTCGCGCACCAGTTTGACCGCCCCGACCACAGATACGCTTAAAGCGGCGCTGTACTTGGCATCAGCAACAATGAACGCCTCTGCCACTGCGTATACGGCAGTTAACGAAGTCTCTGGTACGAACTATGTTGCTGGCGGCGTAACGGTGACAAATGCCACGGCACCAAATTCAACCAACGCTTCAGCAACTGCTGGCGTAGCGTTCTTCACGCCTTCAGCGTCTATTACCTACACCACAGTGACACTGTCTACAGCGTTTGACGCTGTGTTGTTGTACAACTCAACTCAGAGCAACAAGGCTATCAGTGTCCACACGTTTGGTTCCCAAACCATTACGGCTGGCACGTTTACACTGACCATGCCTGCCAACACAACTTCGGCTGCGTTAATTCGCTTGGCAACAACCTAAGCGGAGGCGGCGTAAGCCGTAGACCATGTTTGGTATATCCGCATTTGCAGAGGTTCCGTTTGCTGCGCTTGACAAACTTGTAGTCGCCGCCGCCCTAACGGGCGTGTCTGCGTCTGGAGAAGTTGGGTCTGTAGCAGAAGAAAACGCTGTTGCGCTGTCAGGCGTAGCGGCATCCGGCCTTGTTGGTGGGGTGATCTATAACGAGTCGGACGCAGTACTTACCGCTGTAGCTAGCGGGTTTGTTGGTACAGCAACTCCGGCTCTTACGGTTGCTCTGACAGGCGTAGCTGCATCTGGGGCGGTTGGGTCTGTTGAAAGACTTGTGAGTGAGTCTCTTACAGGTGTAGCGGCATCTGGCAGTGTTGGGTCTATTGGGGCGGAGCGCTCAATTGCCTTGACGGGCGTAGAGGCTGCTGGCGTTTTAGGTTTTGTTGGCGTCCCACTTACGGGCGTAGACGCTTCAGGCGCTGTAGGGTCAGTAACTCCAAGCCAGTCTGTAGCGGTAGTAGGTGTAACGGGGTCAGGTTTAGTTGGTACGGCATCCTCCGCACTTTCTGTTGCCTTGTCAGGTGTGGCAGCTTCCGGGGCGGTAGGTACAGTAACGCAAGGCCAAGAAATTGGGTTAACTAGTGTCGCAGCAGCAGGGGCCGTTGGCACGGTTGGGCTTGCTGCAAGGTCGCTTGCTTTGTCTGGCGTTCAAGCTTCGGGCGCAGTTGGAACCACAACCGCCGTTTACTGGATTTTGGTAAATACTTCTCAAACACCCAACTGGGAATTGGTTGAGACGGATTAAGGACATATATGGCACTCGTACTTGCGGATCGCGTAAAAGAATCAACCACCACGGCGGGTACTGGAACAGTAACTCTGCTTGGCGCAGCACCGGGCTTTCAGTCTTTTGCGGTAGTTGGCGACGCCAACACCACCTACTACACGATTGCCGGTCAAACCACATCTGAGTGGGAAGTCGGTATTGGTACGTACACTTCTTCTGGAACTACGCTGGCCAGAACAACGGTGCTGTCAAACAGCGCAGGAACACAGCCAACCGCGCTTACATTTTCGGCAGGCACAAAAGACGTATTTGTTACCTACCCCTCTAGCAAATCAGTCAATCTTGATGCTTCTGGCAATGCTACCGCTTTGGGTACGCCTGCGTCGTTCGTTGGTACAAACATTACAGGCACGGCTTCTGGCTTAACTGCTGGCAACGTAACTACAAACGCCAACTTGACCGGCGCGGTTACATCCGTTGGCAATGCCGCGTCTCTGGGTTCATTTACATCGTCGCAGCTTATTGGGGCTTTGACTGACGAGACGGGCACGGGGGTAGCGGTGTTTGCTACCAGCCCCACGCTGGTAACTCCTGTTCTTGGTGTTGCGACGGCAACCTCTATTAACAAGGTAGCGCTTACTGCTCCAGCAACCAGTGCTACATTGACTATTGCTAATGGTAAAACACTTACCGCTTCTAACACCCTAACATTTACTGGAACTGATGCTTCTTCAGTCGCTTTCGGTGCTGGCGGCACAGTTCTTTACGCCGTTCCAAATGCTTCTACTCAAGTAACTTCTCTTGGTGTTGGAACTGCTGCTTCTGGCACTACCGGCGAAATTCGCGCAACCAACAACATTACAGCCTACTACTCAGATGATCGCTTTAAGACAAACCTTGGCAACATCCCTGATGCGCTGGCTAAAGTACTGACGCTCAACGGCTTTTACTACGAGGCCAACGAGCTTGCACAGTCGTTTGGTTACGAGAAGATTTTGGAAGTTGGTGTATCCGCGCAGCAAGTCCAAGCAGTTCAGCCAGAAGTTGTGGCCCCGGCCCCAATTGACGAAAATTACTTGACTGTTCGCTACGAGCGCTTGGTCCCTTTGTTAATTGAGGCCATCAAAGAACTGAACGCCAAGGTCACCGCGCTAGAGCAAGTAGTGGCAAAATCAACGCAAGGATAATCATGGCAAGCACCTACTCCCCCTCACTGCGGATCGAACTGATTGGCGCAGGCGACCAAGCCGGTACGTGGAACACCACAACCAATTCCAACCTTGGCACGATCATTGAGTCGGCTATTGCTGGTTACGTGGCAGTGTCCGTTACTTCGGCCAACCAAGCCTTCACTGCGCTGGACGGTGCTGCTGACCAAGCGCGAAATGCTGTCATTGCACTGACTACTTCAACAAGTGCGCCCTTTGCCGTCTACGCTCCGCCGCAGGAGAAGACCTACATCATCTACAACACCACGGC